GTCTTGGTCGAGTACGTAAAGCCGTAGCCTAAAATGGCAATGTCTTGACCGCCTGCATTGGCGGTCACGCGAAGCTGGACGAAATGGGCGCGAAGGGCGGGCAGGAAACGGGTTTCGTAGATCCTCACTGGTTCCGCAAAGAGGGGGTCCGGGCTGTCCGTCACGGCCACGTTGAGGGCCTTGGTTTCAATCTCCAGCGAGTCACCATCGAGGTAGAGGGTACAGGTCAAGTCCTGCGCGGTGCCCGTGATGTCCTCGACCTCATCCGTGATCTCCGCGCCGTACATCTCCGCGCCGTACGCCCCGCCATACCAAGCCCTGTCGTCCTCCACGGCCATGCCCTTGCCGCTGGCGTAGATGTAGAGCTTCTTGATGCGGGCCGGGCCGGGCTGGAGGGATTCCCTCCTGAAAGCGACGTAGTACGGGATGGCGCTCCCAGCGTCGTACAGCGACTCATCGAATTCGTGGACAATCCCCGATGCGTACATGCCGCCGTAGAGGGTGGTCCCGTCGGGGATGAAGATGGACGTGCAGGGTCCGGTGTCCACGTACCAGTTCATACCGTTCTGGAGGTTCAGCCTGAAGACTCGTTCCTGGCGAACCGCCGCCGGGAAGCAAAGACGGTACTCGCGTTCCCGGTAGACCGCGCAGGCCCCTGTGGGCGTTGTCATGGCCTGCCTGAGCAATCGGCGAACGTCGTCTCCCAGGGGCACGGCGGTAGCCTGGTTCTCCACTCCTGTCACACCCTGCAGGGCGTAGACGTTATCCGCGCCCAGAAAGACGAGTCCGAGTCCCGGCACGTTGGCGATGGTCCTCCCCGCGATGCAGCCCGTGCCTGGAATCTGGACGACCAGGGACGCACTCGCGTCCGTCGCGTCCGAGCCGAAGAACGCCCACACGTCGGTATCCCTGAAGATGACGAGTGCGCCGTACCAATTTGCCAAGCCGACGATGGAACTGCCGTCGTCGGGTAGCTGTATGGTCTGGTTGGCGGGCCAGTAGGAGGCACCTTGGGCGGCATCACACATGTAGACCGTGTTCGGGCTTTCGGAATCGCCGCTGGCGGCTATCCTCTGGCCTATCCCGGCTTTCAGAACAGCTAAAGTGCATCTCGCCGGGCCTGTGTCCACTACCTGCGTTCCCGTCTCGGACGGGTCTATCAGGTTGACAACCTCGCCCACCTCGGGCTGGTAGGGGACGACGAGGGTGATCGCGCTTCCGTCGGTGCTGTATACCCCGGTCCCGGCGAACATGTAGACGATCTCCGCCGCCGATAGCGTCCAACGGACGAACGAAGCCTCGTCCGTGGCCGCAGCACCTACGGTGGTTGCGGAGTCGGTTATCAGCGTGTAGGTTGCCGCGTCCACGTCGAGCTTGTACAGCCCTCTCCCGTAGCCAAGAATGATGTCGTCGAACGCGCTAAGTCCACCCTGCACGGGTCCTGTGCCAAGGGAGGTTCCAATAGCTGTGGTGCCCCTGCGGATGCGGAGAACTCCAGATTCGTCGGCCCTGACGTTGCGGGCTTCCCACAGGGCGTTAGGAGGGACTACCAGCGGGTCTAAAGTGGCTTTGACGCCCTGCGCGAAACCCATGCGCACAAGCGGCGGAGCTTTGGGCATGTCTATCCCCCCTTCGGCGTCCAGGTGGTTTCAGGCTTGGCTTGGGGAGTCCAATCGGTCGAGGGTTTGTCTTTGGGCGTCCAGCTCTCAGGGCTAGGGCCTTCCATCGCGGTCCACTCGGTTGACGGCTTTTCTTTGGCAGTCCAATCAGTCTCGGGTTTGGTCTTGGCCGCCCAGGTAGTGGCGGGTTTGGCCTTGGGAGTCCATGCGGTGGTGGGTTTAGCCTTCGGCGTCCATGCCGTTGTCGGCTTGACCTTCGGCGTCCAGTCGGTGGAGGGGTCCTCCTTGGGAATCCAGGTTTCAGGGCTGGGGCCGAGTTTTGGCGTCCACTCGGTTTCCGGTCCCTCTTCGGCTATCCAGCTAAACAGGGTGATGTGCGGTTCGGGAGCTTCGCCTGTGGCCCGCGCCGTGACTGCGGAAATGGATACGCTTGCCGTAAAACCTGGCGCAAGCGCCTGCCCCGTCGCCGTCGCAGCAGGTGCCTCGCTGCTCACGTTGCGCGTCGCGGCTACCGTTGGGACCGGGGCCTCGCTGGTTGCGGTGGCGGTGGGTGGCGCGACGTTCACGCTAACCGTGACGGCAGGAGGAGGACTCTGTGCCTCCGCTGTCGCCGTCGGCGCGGCGGTGCTGACGTTCCTCACGCCTACGACTGTTGGGACCGGAGACTCCGCCGTGGCCGTTGCCGCAGGAGGCTCAACTGTGACGTTGCGTACCGTACTGACGGCGGGAATGAGGGCTTGCGCCGTAGCCTGGACGGTTTCGCCCGCGACCGTGGCGTTCCAGGTGGTGCTGACGCTTGGGACTGGGACTGCGCTGGTCGCCGTTGCCGTGACCGCCGCCACGCTGACCGAGGTGGACACGCCTGCCGCCGGGGCTTCGGCGTTGGCCGTTGCCGTAGGCGGTTCGACGGTCACATGCCGGACCGCCGTGACGGTCGGGATCGGGGCTTCACCTGTGGCCGTGGCTGTCGGTGGCTCGACCGCGAGGTTGCGGGTCGCCCGCACCAGGTCCTCGGTGATGTCGTCATTGTAAACGTGCTCGTTGTACGCGCCGCCGAACCACGCCTGAGTCAGACCGAACGCGCTGGCCGTGGCCGTGGCCGTCTCTGCGGGAACCATCGCGTTCCAGGTGGTTGCGACTGCCGGAACCAAGGCTGCGGAGGTTGCTTCCGCTGTCGCTGCTGGAACGGACGCGCTGACAACGATGGCAGGGGCGGGTGCCGCCGCCGTCGCTGTCGCCGTGACGGCTTCGACCGAAAGATTCCTCACCGTTGTGACGGTCGGTACAGGTGCCGCACTGGTCGCCGTCGCAGCAGGTGCCTCGCTGCTCACGTTGCGGGTAGTGCTAATGCTTGGAACCGGAGCCTCGCTGGTTGCGGTGGCGGTAACCGACGAAACAGCTACGCCCGTGAATACCGTGGGAACCTGCGCCGCCGCATTGGAGGTGGGCGGCGGGATTGCCGAGATGGTCACATTCCGTACGGCCAGGACGGTTGGCACAAGCCCTTCGGCGGCGGTCGTCGCGGTGACGGCTTCAACGACCACATACCGAACGGTGGTCACGCCGGGAACAAGAGCCTCACTGGTTGCAGTGGCTACGGGAGGGGCGATGGTTGCGTTGCGAATCGCCACAACGGCTGGAGCCTTGGCCTCACTGGTAGCCGTAGCCGTGACGGCGGAGACTTCGACGTTGACGGCGGTGGTATAGACCAGGGCCAGGTAGGGGTCGGAACCTGTGCCCGTGTAGTCGGCGGAGTACCAGACGATCTGCTCCAGGACCGTTGGGGCTGTTTGCGAGATGTCCTTGCTTGACCTGGTGCCCAGGGCCGTGACGCCACCGAGGTTCAGCCCGGCGGGGTCAACGTCAATCTCGTTGTAGCCGGTGGTTGAGAAATCGGCGACGGCGATGCTGCCGAGGCTGTCAGTCCCGAAGTTGGTGCGGTTGTAGCTCGCCGCCACGGGTGGTTGTGCTCCTGCATAGCTGACGACCACGATACTGTAGCCGGTGCCATTCTTCGAGTAGCCGCGAAGTCCGAGCGTCGCCGAAGTGACGTTGACCCCGGCGTAATCCGTCAGGTCGAAGAACTCGGCGGCGCGTACAATGGTATAGTCCTCGCCGTCGAAGTTCTGGCCCGTGCCAACGTAGTTCCCGGTGGTTGCGGTCCCGGTCGCCGCCGCATGGCAGGTAGCGTAGACCGCATCCCTCTTCCAAACGTAAGCATCATCCGTGCTGCTATAGATGGTCGCGCTGTCCCCGCCGCCAGTCTCGAAGATGGCGGGGAGAATCAGGGTCCGGCGCATGGCGGGTATCTCCACCCGCCAGTAGGCCCTGCCGCCCTTGATACCGAGGAGGCGATGCAGACGGCCCTTGCTGTCTATCCAGTCCTGCGGTGAGCGTTCATCCCGTTTCAGCAAAACGCTCACCTCCCGACGCTAACTCTTCACAACCGCCGTTGCCGTGGGCGCCTCGACAACTACATCCTTGCGGGGCTTCACTACGATGCTGATAAGCGGGGCTTCAACGAGTACATCTTTACGCTCGGACATGACTAGGCCACCGTCACTGTAAATATGCCGTCGGCGTGCCAGGTAATGGTAAACGTGCCCGCCGAACTGATCTTGTCCTCGCCGAAGTCCACCCACAGGATCAACGGATTCCCCGCCGTGGTGGCATCGTAGACGATCGCATACCGCGCCGTGATGGTTGAATCGGACCACACAACGTCGGGCGCGTCGAATGTCGTTACCAGGGTGCTGTAGCTGACGGTCTTGCTCGCGGCGGTCAACTCCGCGCCGCCCGCCGTATAACCGGCGCCGACGACCTCGTTGGTCACGTCGGCTTTGACCGAGTGCGTGTTCTGGTTGGGCGTGTAGGTGCTTGTGCAGAGCATCACCTTGACGGCGGTGCCCTCGGCGGACAGGTTGGCGATACCCGCTTTGAGCGCGGTTTCGTAGAACTTGCCGTACATGAAGGCTGTAACTGCCATTCGGCCTCACCTCCAAACGAAAACCCCCGGGGTTGCCGGGGGGGGGTTGATTTGCTTAACCCGCTATCTGAAACGGGCTACCACCTGAACGTCGGCCTGAAGCTGCGCGGCCCGCTCTCCCGCCGCGTGTGGCGGTCAAGCTGGAGTTTCAGGGCTTCGTACTCGGCGCGAAGCGATTGCTCTTTGACCGGCTCGTCACCCTCAAACTTCCAGTAGCGTGACGCGCCGAACAAGGCGTATAGGCGATGGAACTGCGTGGGGATCTCCGGCACGTCGTCGCCGTCCCCCAGGGCTGTCAGGCGGCGATAGTAGGCAATTGCCACGTCTGCCTCGTCCATCTCCTCGGAGAAGACGATCACGTCTCCCCAGCGCGTATATGTCGTTGTACCTGCGGGAACATGGGGATTGTAGGGCAGGATTTCCTCGTCGTCGTAGGTAAGCTGGCGTATCTCCACCAGGTCGGATGGAAGCGCAAACTCCTCGCCCCCCTCCCACTCGGCTTCCGAGCGAACCCGGATACGGGCCACGGGGGCTAGGTCGTCGCTGGCCTCGGTGAACCAGATCAGGGTCGTAGGCAGCGTAATATCATCGTCCTCCGACTCGCAGAGGAGGCACATTAGGGCTTTGAGCTCGGTAACCGTCATGTTTAGCCCTTCGTTTCGTAAACCACGTACAGCTTGCCAGCCGTGAGGTTGGTCGCCGAAGCCTGGACTACAAGCGCGTTGCCCTCCGTGGCTTCAAGCGGGATGGCTTGGAACTGGCGCGCCAGGGCGGTGCCGACGGTGAACGGCTCTTCCCATACGGTGGTCGCGCCGTCCTTGATAACCAGGGCTTCAGCCGCACCTGTCCCGGTGGTGCCGACGAGCACGACTGACCCAAGGCGGTGTACCTTGTCGGCGACCGCCGCGATGGTCACGGTGATCGCGTTGGCGGTGGCGGTCAGCGTGGATGCGCAATCCCTGGCGAGGTGTCGCTCATTGGCGATGTCGGCGGGAGTAGCGTACTTGATTGGCATGTCAATCCCCCCTTTCGGGGCTAGGTGTTACTCTTCAGGGAAAAGCCCTGGGAAAAGCCTGTCGCAGAGTCTCAGCAGGTCCCGGCTCAACTGCTCCTGCTGGTCGAGCTTCCTGAAAGCGCGCTTGAGAACGTCCTGGCCCTTCTCGCCAATCGGAATCTCCTTGGGTACGTTGGCATTCAAGTCCCACGCGATTTGACCGTCGGGCACAATGGAGCCGTCCCGCTTGGTCTCCCCGGCCTGCTTGATGCCGCATTCCTCGTACTCTTCCTCGCTGGGGTACAGGGCCTCATAAACCCTGTCTATAATCCGCTGGTTGGAAGAGTTGGCGTGGCCGGGAAGGATGGACAGCAGCACGAAACGCTCGGACAGGTTCAGCAACATGGTTGTTACCTCCTCAGATTTGTATTGGGGATGGGAAGGGAGGCCCCGCTCGGAGCCTCCCTGTTTGCTAGGCCGCAGTTGTCAATTCGGCGGTGTAGAGAACACCGGCGATGTAGACCTTCAGGTACTGGCTGGTGCCTCCCGTGGCCGCGCTGGCCTGGTAGGCGCCGCAGTTGGTTGCCAACGACAGAGCACCGCTCCACGTTCCCGCCGAGGGAACTCGGATGCGGAAGGCCGTGGCAAGACCGGTGAGCGTTCCGCCCAGGTTGCCGCCTACCGACACGCCAGCCGCATAGGAGCTTGCCGCCAGGGTCGCGCCGCTCGGTATGTCAACCGAGAAGTGTCCACCGGCAACATCCCCATGCCCCGCGCTGGTGGTGACGGTTACTCCGGTGGGGACAGCGAAGCCGCCCCAGATACCGGACAGTCCGCCCGCGCCGGTGTAGCTGGCGCGAACGTTCATGTCGCCGTGGATCGCCGCCGCCGATACGTCAGCATTACCAGTGACCGCCTCGGTGAAGAGGTGGCGGGCCGTGAAGCATTCGGTGTACCCTGCGGTCATGGCAACTCCGCCATCGTCGGCGTAAAGGCCGTTGGCGACGTAGTTGGCCGCGTCCAGCGGAATGCCGCTGCCGTCAACGTTGGCATCCGCGCCGATGAAGATGCCCTTCGATGCCAGGGCCGCAGTTGTTCCGTCGGCGTAAATCAACGTTGTGAAACCGCTACCCGAACCGACGAACTTGATGCCGTAATCCCACGTCCCCGCCATGTTCCAGATGCAAAGACCGGTCGATTCATCGGCCTTGTTCGCACCCGCCGCATTGTCGCAGACGAGCTGGACGACACGATGCACAGAACCCCCGATGGCCACGCCCGTGGACTCGTTGTGGATGGCGAAGTTGCCGCCGATGGCTGTTGCGACTTGCCCGGCGTCGGAAATGTAGGCCCAGCCCTCGACTCCGATCAAGCTGGCCTGTGCGCTCATCGTGTTGGTCGCGTGGTTGTGTTTGGCGATGAACATGGCACCGTAGACTTCGCCGTCCGTCAGGGCCGCCGTGTTGGTCACGACACCCTTCAGGCCGATCACACCATAGCCGTCAGTGTCCTGTGCTCCGCTATGGGCTACGTTGTAGTAGATAGCATGGTATCCGCCCTTGCCCGTGAAGGTCCCGGTGATGTTCAGCGCCGCAGAACCCCTCGCGCCGGAATAGGTGAGATTGGTTCCCGTCAGGAATGTCGAGTCGGTGGTGAAGTCAACGTCCAGAAGTTGGTTCTCCAGCGTCTGCGAAGCGTGCGTGGCGGTCAGGACGACCCCGTTGGCGCTCTCGTCATAGAGGAAGTAAGCTCCCGAGGTGTCGCCGAAGAACTTGACATCATGGCCCGTGGCGTCCACGCCAACCGTGAGCGTACCCTTGATGAGCGTGATACCTGCCGCGCTTACGGTGAACTTATCCGTGGCGATAGCCAAGGCCCCGTCAGCCGCAACGGTGAAGGTCGTACCGTTAGTCCCGGCCCCCAGCGTACCTTTGAGTAGCGTGTTTCCCGACGCGGCGGTGACAACAAACTTACTGTCACCTACGGTCAGGTCGCCTGTACTCTTGACCGTGGACGCGGCTACCACCGCGCCTGCGGCGGATACCGTGAGCTTGTCGGTGGCTATGGCGAGAGCCCCGTCTGCGGCTACGGTGAACGTAGTCCCACCTGTACCAGTACCGAACGTGCCCTTCAGCAGGGTATCGCCGGTAAGCGTCAGGTTGCCGGTGATCGTCGGATTGCCCGTCTGGGTGAGTGTGCCAACCACCGTCAGGTTGGCGGCAGTGACGTTGCGAGAGCTGTCAACGACAGCCGTATTGGATGCCTTGGTGCCTACACTGAAGCCTTGTTCAGACACCTGTGGCCCCGTGATATGAGAACCAGCCATTTGTCATTCCTCCTTTGTTGGCATAGGCTGCCGGAGGTGAAGCTGCCCAGGATAGCTGCTCAGGGCTGCCCTATGCCGTTGAAATGGAAAGGGGGAGCGCGATGCTCCCCCAATCGGCTATGCCGTACAAACGTACAGCCATGCGGGCGCGCAGTCGGAACCGAGGCTCCAGCGCCCGATGATCTTCGACCAGATCTGCTCGGAGAGGAAGTCCACCGTGTTCGACAGGTCGAGGTTGCGCCTGTCGTACCAGTGGCACAACTGCTGCGCCTGACTGCGAACCACGATGAACCACGTCGTCGCGCTGGTCAGACGCGGCATCTCCAGAACCTTGATGGCACCGTTCCAGACGTTGACGTTATTGTCCGTCGTGTCGGGCTCTCCGTCGCTGTCGGCAATGACCAGGGCGGTCTTGCGCAGCGCAGTCGGCACAACCAGCAGGAAGTCGTCGGGGTCGATGTTGAGCAGGTTGCCCGCGTCGTCCTTCCAGCCCGTCAGAATCGTGGTGCGCCTCGCCTCAAGGTTGACGGCGCTCAACCCGCACGACGTGCTGAGGTTGGAGAACGTGCCGCCGGTCCCCGCTTCGTTGTACGTATGCGCGGTGTAGGCCAGCGGGAAACCATCGGCCAGCGTCATGTCGCCGAAGTACGCGCTGGCGCCCGACACCGCCGAGTTCAGGAACTCAGCGAAGTGGTACTGCTGGGTGTTGTACCCGCCGCGCCGCAGGTTCTTCACTTCGGTTGCGATCTTCTTGTACTGCTTGTCGTCCGACCAGTCGCGCTCGATGGCTCGGGCATCGACGTACTTCTTGTGGGTGTAGATGGTTTCCCATCCCTTGTCCACGTCCTGGAACGCGCCGGCGGCAGTACCCCCCGCCGCATTCCACTCCTTCATGTACCCGGCCCCGCCGACGCCAAGCGTGCGCTCGGACTGGAGAGTGGACGGCGTGCGCCCGACGATCTCGGCGATGTAGTCCTTCTCCTTACCGGCGAGTAGGGTGTATATCTCCCCGATGATGGGGAGCATTGCTTCTGACCAATTTGCAGAGACAATAGCCATGTTTCACACCTCCTAAAAGCAAACAGACCCCTCGCAGGGCCTTAGCTCATCTGTTGGGTTTTCTAGCGGGAGTTGTACCGGTGCTTGATGATCATGACGCGCATAATCGCGTTCCCAGCATCAAAGCCCAGGCACGCAAGCGGCCCGTCCACGGCGTCAACCGCGGCGTCGGCGTCGATGGTGTTCTCGTCCTTGAGGTTGACGCCGACCGTGCCGACGTTGATTGTGGACGC